ATATGTTAAAGGATTTTTATCACCTCTAATCATATAAGTTCTATCTTTTATTTCCCACCCTTTTTCAGCAGGGTGTACTTTTGTTTCTTTTGACATAATATAATATAATTAAATAAGTTAAAGGTATTGGGCGCCGAAGCGCCCTTACCTATATAAAAATTAAGCTGTGAATAATACAAAGTTATTTCTAGCTTGTACACATAGACATCTTTCAGATAAGAAGTTTACTTGCATAGCATCTAACGTAGAACTAGAAGCACCACCAACTGAACCAGTTAGCCATGATTTCATTCTTCTGTCATCAGCTTGAGAAGCTCTATATCTTACATGTAAGAAAGGTCTTCTAATGTTTGTTCCAAGTAACTGATCGTATACTGTAGAAGTACCAGCTGGTACTAATACACCATCAATATTGTCACCGTTAACAAAATTTGAAGAACCACCTCTTAGAGATGCGTCGTTTAAGTATTTCCATGAAGTTTTATAGAAGTCATATGAACCTCTTCCATATCTTCAGAGTTTTCAAATACACCGTAAGATGTACCACCAGCTCCGTAAGAATTTTGCTGTGCTAACATATTGTCAAACAATAATTCAGTTCTTCTATCTAAGAATAACATATTTTCTTCAATAGCTCCTTCACTGTCTAATAATTGTAATACAGAATCAAAGTCTTGTAAAGATCCAGCATAACCAGAAAGTACATTACCACCATTGTTGATAGCAGCAAATAAACCTTCAGTACCAATAGAACCAGCAGTTGATTGGTTAACAAATTGTGTTAAACCAACAGCGTTAAAGCTAGCTGCGATTGCATTAGTAGAAGCAAGTTCACCTTCAATCATTGCCATTTCTAAATAATCTTCAAATCTTAATCTAGTTTCACCTTCGGCTTTTAAATACCATAGGTAACCAGAGTTACCATCTTCTGTAGCAACCTCAACCCAACCGATTTGAGCTGTATCAGAGCCAGATACTGCGTATTGATCTCTAATAATAATTGGTTTGTTACTAAAAGTTGTTAATTGTGGCTCAATGGAATTAAAGTTACTAGTAGCACCAGTACCTGTTCCACTTATACCTTTTGCAAATTCAGAACCGTAAACAAATACTTTACATCCTGTTCTTTGTACGTTAATATCGTTAACAGCAGCTCTTGTGTAAGGCTGTGCATCTACGAA